CGTCGGAGCGGCCCGCACCAGTTCCCGTTGGACGTCGTCATTAAACACCTAAGTGTCCCGCGTGGTCGCGGTCTCCGTCCGTTGATGCGTTGGTGCATCAGCCCCAGTTTAACCGGCCGGAACAGGGCCAGCGCTAGTCATTGGCTGGTCTTTTGGGTCTTGGTCGTGGCGGGGTTCTCCTTCTTGAACCGGTTGTAGTTGCGCTGGAGCACCTTGGCCCGCTCAAGCCATAAGGCCTTGGCGTCGCCGGTTTCACCCTCTGCCGTGGCCCGGACGTACTTCAGGGCCGCCACGTAGAGTTCTCTGGGCTCCGGGTGGCAGGAGAAGTATGCATTACAATATGCGTCGACATTGGCGTCGTCCCAATCGCCGTGTGGGGCTTTAGACAAGATGCTCTCCAGGTCGCCGGTGTTCAACTTGCGCCTAAGCCTGTTGGTCGCTGAAGTGGCCTCGAGTTTCGCCTTGGCAACGTTTTCGTCTTGCGTGCCTTCGTATGCCACCTCGTTCACGACCTTGGACAAGATGGGCGGGTGGCAGACTTGTTTTGGTGCGGGCACCTCGAGCTGCACAAGCTGACTCAACGAGTACTTCGGCCTGTAGATCGTGCTAATAACGTGCTTTGGCGCCCATAGCCAAGCCATGACCCCACCTTTCTCATAGTTAGGTATGCTGCTGTTGGCTATGTCCCACTTCCAGCCTGCTATCTCAATCTCTGATGCGACTATCACGAGCGAGTCAACTGCCTGCGATTTGGCTCCTTCGCGCAAAAACCGTCGCGTACGCTCTAGCACAGCGCTGGCGCTAGTGTTGCCAACGCCCATGCTGCTCCAATTATTGCCTTCGAACTGAGCGTTCCAACTGACTTCTTCCCTGCGCTCCCTTGCTGGCAAATCCTGACCCTCGATGATCGCCATGGCGACGATGGTTGCGCAAAAGGCGCCGACCAGCGGTGTATAAGCGTCTGTTTCGAGGTAGCCCAAAGCCTTAGCGACGATAAGTTGTTCTTTGGTCCAACCCTTAGGCAAGTGCCCGGAATAGCACAAACTGATTATGGCGCGGCGCGGGTTAGCCATGCTGTCGTCTGAACCCATCCACGCCAGTGGGCCGCGAAAGCGCGATAGGAAATTGACGCCGGGTGCGTTTCGTTCGAAAGATTCGTATTCGTGGTTGTACCCGAGCCAGCGGAAAGCCTCAACTGTTGAGTGTTTGCTAGCGGAGTTAGCGATGTCGTCGCCGTAACTCAAGCCCATGGCGTCGTAAGCCTCGCGTGGCGACCTACCATCCAAGCGTTGCGACACATAGTCACCCACGCCAGTGCTGAACGTGTTACAGACGGTAGTGCGGGGGTCCCCGCTGCCCAGATCGAACGCTGCTATGATGGTGGCCAAGACGCTGAACACGCGTCGAAACTGCGGCCTGGCGCACAGGGCTCTCCACTCAGCCCTGTAACATTCCTCGAATAATGCGCAAGTGATCTCTACGAAGATGTAGCTGTATAACTGCTCCATGTGTCCGTCGTGCACCTTCCCGTCGCCGCAGTTAATGTTGTACAGGTCGATCAGCATCAAGGACAATTTCTCCTGGATTTCCCTCGGTTTTTTCCCGGGTCCCCACCAGTGCAGCTTTGTGAGGACTTCTAGGAGCCCCTTGGCGAAGCGCGCAATATCCAACTTGTGCTTACAATCCATTGGTTCGATCTTTCTAGCCATCTTAGGGCCGGCGTAGCGCTCGTTCTTCGTGAAACTCTCGTTCACACAACTGTCGTCTTGTTGGTCGGATAGGGCGCCTTTTTCGAACAACGTGGTTTGGCTTGGTGAGTTCAAAGCCTCCCTGACTGTCGCTTCATCCCATGGCGCAGCCAATTTGCCGTGTGTTTTCAGAACGTCCTCAACCACGAGTGCAATGAACTCTCGGACGTAAGACATGTTCTTGGCGGTGTCTGCAATCGTGGCACACGTGTACAGGACAGCTTCTTCGGCCGGTAAGGTGCTGCGATACATCTGGGTGAACAGCTCCTCAGTATTTGACACTTCTGGTGCAAACGCGGTCTCTGATGCGGGGCACAAGCACAACGTGACCACGTGCATCGGCTTAATATCCTGCGTGGCGCTGCTCCTGTAAGAGTTGATCAATGGGCCAGGCTCGACTGGTTGCTGCATGGGGCCGCATTGGGAATAGACCAGCGTCGCCACGGCGTCCTTGGCGTCGACCAGGCGACCGCCCACCCTTGGCAAGACATTTTGGGCGTTGTGCAACGTCGCGCCTTGAGAAGTAGTGGCTGAGAGCATCTGTATGGCCTCGACCGCGGCACGATCGATGGTATGGCAAACGTCTGACCCTGCCATGGCCCAAGTGGTGACGGCTCCATCCGTGCTCTGACTGGAGAGCGAGTAACCGACTATGGTGCGCTCGCCTTTAGTGAACGACTTCATCGTCGATTGCAAACGACCCAGGTCCGTCGACTCCCACCAGGACCTAAACAACGAGGCATTGGTCTGGCCCAGTAGGCGCAGGGCCAACACGACGAAAGGGCGCATGCGGGCATGTGGGAAAGCGACGAAAGCCACGTGGCTGTCTGAGACCCTTCGATGGTAGCACGTGTACGCGTACAGTCTTGGCACCTGTGGTCTGAAACCCACCAAAGCCGCAAGCGACGCGCCGACCCACTCGAGCGGCCCTCTCGGGCTGTCCCAGCCCCAAGCAGTGAACAACTCGCGGAGTGCCCAGGGCCTCTCGGATGTTCGGTCGTCCGAAGCGTAGGTCCAATGAAACCACTTATCAGTCGTTTCTGGCCCGAAACCGCTGTCCTGCTGTTTCCCAGCCACTGTGCGAGGATAAAAGGTGTGACCCAGCCAAACATGCCCGCCTATCTCAAACAACTGTTTCGCGCTGAGGTGGTTGAAGACATCGACCACAACAACGCCGACGTTCCTGACGTCGTTCACGTCTGGCGTCGTCGATACCACGAGGTTGGATTGCGTGTCCTTCAGCTCGTAGACCTCCTTGTTGCCTGGGACGCCCATGCGTGACTCTGCGCGGCTCATGGAAAGGTTGTAACGCTGCAAATTGAGCTTCTGGCACAAGGTGTTGACCCAGGCTTTGGACCTTGCGCGCGCTCCCGCGCAACTTGGGTGCTGGCCCATGCCATCCTTGTGCTCCGGCAATGGCGTCTCGCGACAAACGTTGATGGCCACGTCCGTGTTGGGGCCGCCCGGGACGCGGCCCATGTTCTCCGTTTCGACGTGGCGCGTGTACAACCAGGCGACCAGCCTCTGCTTGGTGCGCAACGCGACCAGGGTCGTGACTAATAGCCCGATGCCGATGGCGCTGTAATAACTGACACAGTCGCCGGGCAAGCCCCAGCAAGTGGGGCACGACCACTTGCGAAGAGTCCAGCCGAGGAACTTATAGGAGCATACCGGGCTCCAAACGCCTGATCTTTCCTCTGTGATGAACAGGAAGAAGACCCACGTGGCAAACTCCCACAACAGGAGTAGGAGGACGCGGCAGACCTCCAACGCTGCTACGGCAACAACGCCGAGCAGAAAAGCGAGCGCTCCAACCGAATGGAAAAAGGCGCTCAAAAGAAATTCACTAACGATAAAAGTCATG